TTGGACGAGGTCAATTTGTTTGAAATTTCACCAACACCTTTCCCCGCTTATCCTGAAACAGAGCTAGGGTTTAGAACCGCGTATGATAAGTATAAAAAATCAATACCAAATTATGAGAACAAAAAACGCATCTTAGAACTGATGCAGATGGAGGTCTAAATGACATTAGAAGAGTTAAGAAAATTGTATAATGACAAAATTAACGAAGCCAAGGGGATGCTTGAAAAAGCAGAAACCGAAAAACGAGCATTGACAAAAGAAGAGAACACTGAGTACGAAAAGAAAGTAGATGAAGCTCTCAATGTAAAGAGCCAAATCCGCGCGATGGAGAAAGCTCAAGAATTAGAAGAAGATAAGGTTAGAGCTATCGTAAAAGACAAAGAATTCGCAGAACCAAAACAAGAAAAGTTTCGAGGGATGGGCGAATTTTTAGACACTGTACGCCGATCTACGGTCTCGCACCAAGTTGATACAAGATTAACCGAAGAGCGAGCCACTGGACTGAATGAATCAATCCCGTCTGAAGGTGGGTTTTTGGTACCACAAGAATTTTCGACGGAACTCTTAAAAAACTCCTATCAAACATCTTTGGTAGCCAGCCGTGCGAACAGAAGCCCAATCAAAGGCAATAGCATCTCCTACAAGCGCATTAAAGAAACCACCCGCGCAAATGGTTCCAGGTATGGTGGGATTCAATTGTACTGGATCAATGAAGCTGGTACTATCACGGCATCCAAGCCCACATTTGGAGAACTCAACTTGAAACTTCAAAAAATTGTAGGGATGTACTACGCAAGTGAAGAGGTTTTGTCAGATGCTGTAGCATTAGAGTCCGATATTGACGATATGTTTACAGAAGAGTTTGGATTTAAAATTGACGATGCCGTCATTAACGGTACTGGGGCCGGGGTACCTCTCGGTATTTTAAATGCTCCATGTAAGGTTGAGGTTAGCAAAGAAGCAGGACAATTAGCTGACACTTTGTTATACGAAAACATTGTTAAGATGTGGGCTCGAATGTGGGCTCCGTCTCGAGCAAACGCAGTGTGGTTTATAAATCAAGATGTGGAACCCCAACTCATGACCATGTCACTTGCTGTTGGAGTAGGGGGAGCTCCTGTATATATGCAACCCGGAGGAGCATCTGTGACTCCGTATGCGACACTAATGGGACGCCCTGTGGTGCCTATTGAACAGTGCAAAACACTAGGAACGTCTGGTGATATCATTTTAGCCGATTTCAATAAGTACAAAATGATTGAAAAAGGAAATATAGTAAAAGCCAGTTCCATGCACGTGTCTTTCGCAACGGATGAAACTGCATTTCGTTTTATTTATCGTTGTGATGGACAACCTATGTGGGACAGTGCTTTAACACCAGCTAATGGATCCAATACTTTATCCCCATTTGTTGTATTAGAAGACCGATAAGGAGGTTAATTGATGAATACGACATTACCAGAACTTTTTAAACCTGTAATGGCACTAGAAAACCAAACAAATGCCGGGGCATTAACCGGCGATTATGTAAAGGCCTCTCTATGCCATATGTTATACATTGTTGTCTCTATTACACAGGGAGCCGCTAATACGTGTGCATTAACGATTGAACAAGCCACAACTGCCGGAGGCGGTAGCACCAAAGCAATTACAAACACTGTACCTATTTGGAGCAACCTTGACACCGCTGCAAGCGATACACTAACCCGTAGAACCGATGCAGTCAGTTATACAACCGATGCAGGTGTGAAGAATAAAATAGTAATCTTCCAAATCGATCCGTCTAGCTTAGACACTGAAAATGAATTTGATTGGATTACTGTCAAGTGTGGTGCATCCAATGCTGGCAATATTGTTGGAGCCATGTACTTTTTTGGTGGACTACGTTACGCCGATAGCGCACCTCCTACCCAAATAGCATAACATTACAACGGGGGGCTTGACCCCTCTTTGTAGAAAGGAGTCAACATGAGCAACTATAACGAAGGTAAAAGCGCACGAACCGTAGTAAATGGGATTATGGTTGAACAGGCAGCTACTTTGATAGCCGCTGTATCATCGAAATCTTTGTTTAATGTGGTTGGTGGGCGAGTTATCGTGAAAACGTTGTTAGCAGAAGTAACAACTATATTTGAGGCCAAAGCTAACGCATGTAAATTTGATTTTACACCAACAGGGGGAGCTGCTGTAGATTTAAGTGCGGCTGTTGAGTGTAATGGGGATGCTGTCGGCACTCTTTATGGTATTACAGGGCTTCCTGCGACAGCCATGAGCGTAACTATCGGAAGCGCCGTGAATAGTGCATATGATATTATTTTAAAGCCTGGCGTGATCGGTTTTAACACCGCCGCAGACGCAACTGGTGCCATTAAAGCAAGCGTTGTCTATGTACCACTAGATGATGGTGCATACATTGAGGCCGCATAATGCAAGCGATCGCAACGCGTGTGATTAAGTATAACAATGTGTACTATAAACCAGGTGAAACATTAGACGTGGACAACTACACCTACAAGATGGCAATTCGCAACGGACTGTTAAAAAAAGAGGAGGCGAAAAATGCCAAAAAGAAGTAAATACGTAGCCAAAATAGCCTTCCAACACGGTGTGAATAACAAGTTTTACAACGTAGGCGATGAGGTGGACTTACCAGACAAGTATCTCTATGAAATGATCAATAATGGAATGATTGTTGAAACATTTGTAGAAGAGAAAGCAGTAGTGAAGCCACAAGAAACCGCCACTAAAGACCCTACAAAAGAGAAAAAACCTGTTAAAAAGACTGTTAAGAAAAAAAAGGCTGAAAAATGATCCGACTTGTTACCGCTCCAACCGTAGAACCTATCCTTTTGACACCTGCAAAGCTGTATTTAAAGGTAGACAATACGACGGATGATACTCTCATTACAGAGATGATTAAAGCATCTAGGCAAGCAATAGAGGATTATCTGGGGTATAAATTGATCACTCAAACGTGGGACTATTTCCAAGATGAGTTCACCGATCCTTTAATCCCCAATATTTACCCTTTACAATCTGTAGCATGGATCAAATATCAAGATGCCGACAATGTTACACAGACCGTGTCGGCTTCTGATTACAATGTTTTCACAAACACATTCCCCGCACAGATTAAACCAGTTGTCACAACGACCTTCCCAATAGAGGGAGATTATCCCGCTGCTGTGAATGTTCGTTGTGTGGTTGGTTTTGGTGATGCTACCGCAGACATTCCTCAACTAGAAACAATTCTGCGAGCTATCAAATTGGTGCTTGGTGAAATGTATGAGAACCGTGAAAACGTGCAACCGTCTCACAGTGCAGTCAAGCTAATCCCAAATTGTGCTAGAAAAATCTTAATGAATTTGAGGTCATTCCATTGAAAGGAATTAACATCGGAGGATTAAACAAACGAATTACAATACAGTACGATGCTGGAACGACACAGGATGATTACGGAGCGATTACTGCGAATTGGACAGACCTGTATACCTGTTGGGCTAAAATTATGCCCTTACGGGGCAAGGAACTGTACGAAGCGCAACAAGTTTTCCCTCAAATGAATGGGAAAATCATTATCCGTTATTACGATGTCAAACCAGAGTACAGAATCAAGTATGGAACTCGTTATTTTAAAATCCTTGAAGTGATTCAATATGATGAAGGTGAGCGAGTAACAGAAATACGGTACCAAGAAGATGTTTAAATTAAGTATTACTGACAATGTAAGTAAAGATTTAGACGAGTTTGGAGAAGATTCAGAGATGAACATCATGGACACATTAGAAGTGGTCACAAAACGAGTCGCTGCAGATGCAGAAGCCGGAGCACCAAAAGACACTGGGAAAGGTGCCGCTTCGATTACTACAGACGTAGGTTATACACGGTACAAAAAACCGTATGGAGCTATTCGCTGTGGTGCAGGTGATGCCTATTACATGGTTTTCAGTGAATATGGAACCTCAAAGATGCCTGCTAGACCTTTTATGCGACCAGCTGCCGACAAAAACCGCGATTACATCACTGAATCAATCCGAGCCGCTATAAAGAGGACAAAATGGCAATAGACAAAGTTATCCCTTCTCTATTAGGAACGTATGTAGGTGATCGGGTGTACCCTGCTACGCTACCAGAGAACCCTACCTATCCTTGTATAACCTACCGCCAATTGTCCCATTTAGCACACCCTATTGTGAATGTGCAGTACCCAACGTTTCAAATTGATCTATGGACAGAAACATATGCGGCAAACGTAGAGCTAGCAGACACAATCATAAACACGCATGATCGAGTAAAATCTATAACGGATGGGTATGAAATGAGATTTAACTATTTAACGTATACAAATATGTTTGACAGAGAAGCTCGTATTTGTCACGGAGTGATGGATATTGAGATTTTTTATAAGGAGGGCTAAATGCCAAGACAAACGATAGTACAAGACTCGAATACAATTCGATTCGGGTCTGCAAAGATTGAGGCGGGTGCAACAGTAGGAACGCTTGTTGACGTAGGAGCCGCGAACAATGTTGTGTTTACAGAATCATGGAACGCCGTAAAGGTTAAATCTCAAAACGCTGGAATTATCACGGTAGGGATTCAGAACCAAAAAGCAAAAGTTACCTTTGATATGTTAGAAACGAATATGACAAGACTGAACATGCTACGGGGCGGGATTGATACATATTCCGTTATTGCAGCTGCACCAGTCAACGTAACGACAGAATCTGTTACGCTCGACACTACGGTAGCAACAAGATTAGCATACAAAAATGGGGCGGGAACCATTGTAACCGCCATTGTGGTAGACAACGCCGGAGGGGTTCCATACACTGTAAATACCGATTACGCAGTAGGAATTGATTCCGCTGGTTATACTGTGATTACTAGAATTGCTGGGGGCGGTATTGCTGATGGTGAAACGGTATTCGTAGACTACACTTATACACCAAACGCTTCCAAAACCTTATCAAGTGGTGGAAAGTTCACTATGACCCAAAACGTGTTACGACTCACCAACACAAATGCAGCAGGTAAAGACTACACAATCACATTTTACAAAGCAAACACCGCAGAGGGTATCAACTTCACTTATAACGATGATGAGAATGTTGAACCAGACTCCACGTCAGTGGTAATGGAATGTGAACGTGATGAGGATTTAGCAGCTGGAGCACAATTATTTACTATTGTTGACGAACAAGGAGCCTAGTATGAACATACTAAATATCGATAAACTTGTAGCAGAGCCAAAAATAATCACTGGAACGATGAAGAACGGGGAGTTGTTAACTATAACAATTCCCAAAGTTCCATCCATTTACGTGCTGAAATTGGCAAAACTAGAAGACCAAAAGAAAAACCTTGAAGTTATCGAACTCGCTATTGACTTACTTTCCAAAGAAAGTGATCCTCGTGTAGACCGCAAAATCATCATTGAAACCTTTTCGTGGGAAGACCTTGGTCGCATCTTTCGATATTTAGTTGGGGTGGAAAAAGGCAACGATAAAAAAAAAGAGGAGAAATAGATATAATGAATCTATACGGGGCGATGGGACACCTTTACGCATGGGCAACGCCAGAATATATGCTGTGGAAAATGAGCATCGATGAAATCAATGCCTATGTTGGCGTACATTGCCCCACTCCAAAGAAAAAAGACGGGTATGAAGCACCTGACCGAGAGAAATTCCATAGACTGTATCCAACGGGGAGTAGATAATGGCAATAGCTAGATCAATCGTTGTTGGAATCATCGGAGACAACAAGAATCTCAAGAAGGCACTAGGAGATTCCCAAAAAGACATAGTTGGATTTAAAAAAATTGGAGTTACAGCACTGAAGGGAATTGGAATTGCCGCCGCCGCCGCTGGAACTGCTTTAATTGGAGTAGGGATCTCCTCTTACAAAGCCGCTACTGAATTAAATAAGAATATGTCAAACATAGCCACCTTGATTCCTGGTGCTACCGAGAGAGTTCTAGAATTAAAAGAGGGAATCCAAGATTTAGCCATTGAAAATGCAAAGAGTACGAGTGATATTGCACAGGGAGTTTACCAGGTCATTTCTGCTTTTGGAGATTCCAACGAAACACTTAAGCAGACAGACATCGCATCAAGAGCAGCCACCGCTGGAATGGCAACAACAACTGACGCTATTAACCTTTTATCTGCTGTTACCAAAGGATATGGGGACACCTCCGCAGAAGCACAACAAAAAGTATCCGATTTAGCATTCTTGACTGTAAAGTTAGGACAAACAACCTTCCCCGAATTAGCATCTAGTATGGGAGCAGTAGTGCCTCTAGCCCAAGAGTTAAAAATCTCACAAGAAGAGCTATTTACAGCGATGGCAACTGCTACTGGAGTCACTGGGAACACTGCCGAAGTAGTTACACAATTAAAGGGTGCAATGCAAGCCCTTTTAAGCCCAACCGAAGCCGGAGCGAAGCTCATTCGAGAACTAGGATATGCCAACGGGACTGCAATGGCTGAACAGTTAGGGCTAGTGGAATCTATTAAGGTTTTCACAGACAAGGCGAAAGAATCAAACATTCCTCTATCAAACTTTGTCGGGTCCATACGAGGGCAAATTGTAGCTCTAAACTTAACGGGTCAACAGTACGACGTCTTCAATCAAAAACAGCTTCAAATGCAAGACTATGCCGGTGCAACAGATGCCGCATTCCAAGAGGTGACAGGCGGGATCAATAAAACAGGCTTCACCGCTGAACAAGTGAAAGTCAAAATGGAAGTCTTCTCTCAACGAATAGGGGATTTTATCATTCCATATGTTGGGCAGGCCTTGGACTATTTAATGCCCAAATTAGACGCCCTAATGGAGTGGGCTGATGTAACCATCCCAAAGATTATTGACAAATGGGAGGAGCTATCCTTTAAAATAGGGCTTACAACTGGTAGTAGTCAAGAGGATATTGAAGAGCTGAACAAAACAATTCCAAACCTAGCCGAGGACACCAACGAATATACTCAGGACATGAGTAAAGACTGGTTAGCACTAGGTGGTACACTGGGCACACTGAAAAAGACGTGGGGGGAATTTACACTTGGTTTAACAACAGACGGAGAAGGGCTTAATAGTGCAATGAAGGCGGTAACGGGTTCTATTGGAACAATGCTAAACACTAGTCTTCAATTATACACTACCGTTTTAGGTGGGATCAAGTCATTATTTGAGGGGGATTTTTTAGACTTTGGAGCTGCCATTGGTAGAATCACAACAATTATAGCCAAAGGTCTTGGCAACATTGGGTTAAATATCCTTGAGATATGGGTTCCAGACATTCGATTAAAATTAACTGTTGCATGGATGAAAATTGAAATGTTTTTCCAGGATTTACCGGAGAAGTTTGTTCAATTTGGAAAAGATGCCATATATGGACTCAAACAAGGCTTTATTGACGCAGCTGTACAAATTAAACAATCTATCATTGACGCAGTTGACAAGTATTTATACAAGCCTGTCAAAAACTTCTTGGGCATTGCCTCTCCCTCTAAGTTATTCAAAGGGATAGGTATCAACTCTGCTGATAGTATGGCTTTAGGTTGGGAAGAAACGATGCCAGAAGTAGAGAAAAGAATCAACGCCCTACTCGTAGAACATAAAAAAATTACACAACAAATTATAGACGAAGCAGAGGAAGAAAGACTTGCTTCGATCACGGACGCTGCTGAACGAGAAGAATATATAAGAAAACGTTCCCTTGAGAATCAAAAAACCTTATTACAAGAAGCGATTGAAGCCAGCCAAGAAGAACTAAACACAATGAAGGAAAACGCTATTGCATTGGAGCAGATTTACTCCGAGCAAAACGATTTCCAAAAAGACATTCTTCAAACAACGGAGAACTATAACAAAGACAAACTAGCATCCATCCAAAGTTATAACGAGGATATGCTTAAAATAGTCCAAGATACAAACGACCAGATCAGTAAGATAGAATCTGAATACAACAAATCTCTTCTAAACAGAGCAAATGAGTTAAAGGGAGGCGGTTTATTTGGGAGCTTCGCAGTTGGGGAAGGTTCTTCTGTTGAGGATATTACCCAAAACATAGGTAACCAGGTAGACGCCGCATTAAGGTATCAAAAAGCTATCGCAGAACTGGAAAAACGTGGAGCTTCTGAATCTATTATCTCTGAAGCCAAAAAGCAGGGAGTTTCTGGAGTCGGAAATATAGAAGCCATTGTAAACGCAAGCGATGAAGAACTTAAATTGATTACAGATTTATATGCCGAACGAGATCGCTTGGCGATGGAACAAGCTGAAAAAGAACTCTCCGACATGAGAACAATAGCCGACAATAAAATTGCTGAACTCAAAATTGTTGAGGGAGATTTATTGACCGCACGATCCGAAATGTGGAAAGAACAAGCGGTGCAAATGCGAGCCGATTATTACGCAGAACTAGAGGGTTTGAATACTGACACCCAATCTATGATGCAAAAGATCACAGAAAGCCTTAGAAATGCGTTGCCAGCCATTCAACTAGAAGCACAAAAAATCAGAAGCATAGGGGATTGGGCTACGGGTTTAGAAA